GCTGACACCCGGCTGAACTGAAAAGCTGAAAAGAGCCGCTGCCGCATTTTGCGGGCAGCGGCTCTTTTGGCTGTAGTGCGGCGATTCTCGATTCTGGGATGAACCGCTCATAAAAAGGAGGTTTTATCATGCGAAGAAAATTTATTGCGGCGGTCACATCGGGGGTTCTGGCCCTGACGGTCATGGCAGCTCTGCCCACCCATGCGGAGGCGGTGAGCATCTGGCTTGACCTTACCCCGGGGACGGAGAGCGTCGAGACGTTCCAGTACAAGGACTATGCAGACCGCTATTCGGACGCCTACGAGCTCTATGGTTACGATGCTGAGGCGCTGTTCAACCACTATGAGACGGTCGGCAAGGCCGAGAACCGGGTGGGACGTTTCAAGAAGACGGCGGAAGAAGATGACCGGCATCCCTATGTGTGGGACGCCGATGAGCCGCTGGACCCGCTGCCGCCTTTGGACTTTCACGCGCAGCCGGACTGGTTCGATGCCCGTACCCTCCCGGAGAACCTGTCCAACGTCCGTATCATAAAAGAATATGAGCAGCTGGAAGCTTTTATAGAGAAAGACGAGTGGATCGGAGACCCCGTTCTGGTGCGGAAGGAAGAGCTCCTGACGGAGATGAGCAGCCGCGTCCGGAACTATGACGGCCGGCGCGGCGGAGCTGACTATCTCCGCGCCATCAGTCAGGACATCGACGTGCTGCTTGATTTCATGGGATAAGGATGCTATAAGATGAAAAGGGAAGAGCCTCACTGCAAAGCGGTGAGGCTCTTCCCTTTGGTGGAGCACAGAGGGTTCGTCTGGCTCACATGTGGTGGAGGCGATGGGAGTCGAACCAATTCCCGCCGTTCTATCGTGAAAAAATCGCAATTTTCAGTCTGAAAATGTGGCGTTGCTATGGGCTTAAATTCTGCACATAGAACCGCACCCAGTTCCCTAAAATCTGAAAGTGTGGTAAAAACTGTGGTATTTTCAGCCGTGCAACAGCTTCATAAATACCGCATTGACGGCCTGCGCGGTCTGCACATCCTCACCCGTCAGAGCGTGGCTGTACTGGCCGAATGTGTCCATGTCCTGGCTGTGGCCTACAAGCGCCTTGACCTCCCCGGCGGGCAGCGTCTTGATTGCGGAAACAAAGCTGTGCCGCAATTCGTACAGGCTGACCGGCTGCAAATCGTTGGCAGCGCAGAACACTTTCCAGCGCTTATAAAACCGGCGTTCTGTTTCCAGACAGAACACGCTTTCACAATGGCCGGTGATAGCCCTCTGAGCTTCTAGGACAGCTTTTGCAACGTCCGGCAGGACGAATGACCGGCAAGCATTTTCGTTCTTTCCGCGCGTCTCCTGCCCTTTTACGTTGATGGCACGGGAAATATTTACAGTGCTGCCTTTGATATCTGCCCAGCGCAGGCCCAGCAGTTCCCCGGGTCGCAAGCCGGTAAGCACCGCAAATCTGTATGCGTTGATATAATCATCGTGCACGCGCTTGTTGCGATACAATGTCGTGTCGATGCTGAACAGCTTTATTAAATCATCTGGCTGTAAGACCTTCTTGCCCTTCAGGCGTGCGCTGGCTGGTATCTGTACATCCTCGGGCAGGTAGGTGGAGAGCTTTGCTTTGCGGCAGTATTTGCAGAAGGCACGGAGATCCCCGGCGAGTGATTGCAAGGTTTTACGGCTCTTGCCTGCCGCGTGGGCTTTGTTGATGATGGCTTGCAAATCAGCATCCGTCAGGGCATTGACCCGCTTTTTGCCGATGATCGGCAGCACCCAGGTGCGCCACCGGCTTTCGATCGGTTCATAATTGCTTGCGCTGGTGGTCTGCTTTAAGCCCTCGAGCCAGAGCTTGTAAACGTCCTCGACCCGGCCCACCTTCGCACCTATGCCGTCCTCAAGCCAGGCATCAGCCTTTCGGTTTGCTTCCCGCTGGCCTGTGCGGCCGGGAGTGCTGCTGTAAAAATACCGGCGCTGGCCGTCTTTCTGCACCGCCACACGCCACCGGCTGAATTTTTCTTGCCAAACGGCTGTGTTCGTCCGCTTGCTCATCTGCTGCACCCCCTTTCTATGTCAATGATTGCCCGTCAGTGGGTTGCGCAATTTTGCGCGGCCCTTGACAGCGGAATTTTCCGCTCTCCCCCCGCCTGCTGTGCTCTGCGCAGTGGGCCTTATTTTTTATCGAGATCTGTGGACGGATCATATATAAGAGCTTCTAAATCTTCAACAAGTTTATATGTGAGCGGTTCATTTTTACCATAAGACTTCATTATTCTGTTAAATGCTGGAAGTGGAGCTTTACCGTATTCGTTCAAGATATCTTTTATTGCAATTTGCACAGCAGCTTTTTTCTTTTCATCTGACGGTATTGCGTTGAAAAGATTCCATGCCTGTTCTTTTGGGGATGGCTCACTCCAATTCGCATCGCTTAAAGCTCCAGTTTCTGGGCGCTCTGGAATGAATGCATCAAGAATATCTTGATTTACCGAATAAAAGTTAGAAATACCTTCGATTATGGATTTTCTCTCGCGATTATAAGTTGCAGCGTCCCATGTTACGCCTTCGTCTTTTGCCAAGTCTTCCGCAGCCCACAAAGCGGTTTTTGCTACACGTTTTGCGTACTCGGTTTGTTCGTCAATAGGAAAAAAAATAGCAGCAGGGACGTTTAACGCAGTAGCAATTTTTTTGACGGTTTCAAATTTCGGATTTAATTTTCCGAGTTCATACCGTCGTATAGTAGGCTCTGCGATTCCAGATTTTTCGCCAAGTTCTTTTTGTGTCATTCCCCGCGCTTTGCGAAACTCACGGATTTTAGCACCTATTGTTTGTTCCATCTGTACACGCTCCTTTAGTATAGTGTACCACGTTTATATATTAACAGCAACAAAAATTTCTATTTTTCTCTTGACAGTAACTTTTATTGCTGTTATAATGCAGACAGAAACAAAAGTTTCTGAACAATTAAAAAGGAGGTGAACCAAATGTCTAAATCCATTGTCGTTGACCGCGTGAAGGTCATCGCAGAGATGGCACGGCAAGACCTGACCGGTGAAGAACTGGCTCAGAAAGCCGGTGTAGGCCGCAGCGCAGTTATCAAAATGCGCAAAGGTCAACCGGTCTGGCGTACTACCGCAGGCCATGTTGCTACCGCCCTGGGCGTACCGCTGGAATATTTGAAGGAGGTGGAATAATGTATCGTTTGTTCAAGCATCTGAGGGTTCGCTTCGTCGAGCTGGACTTGAAACAATCGGAGGTAGCAAAGGCCGCAGGGATGGCTCCCAGCACGCTTTGTTCCCGGATGCAAGGGAAACAACCCTTTACCGCGTGGGAGATTCAGCGCGTGGCTGAGGTGCTAGGCATCCCCCGGGAGCAGATCGGAGAGTTTTTCTTTGAACCGTCTCCCAAGAGCAGGAAGGGTGCATGATGGCAAATAAAAGAATGTTTTCGGTGGACGTGGTGGAAACCGACGCTTTTCTTGGCCTACCGCCCAAAACGCAGGCGCTCTACTTTCATTTGGGTATGCGTGCCGATGATGACGGGTTTGTTTCAAGCCCCCGCACCATCGTGCGCACCATCGGATGCACTACCGGTGATTTGAAGCAGTTGGAAGCCGCTGGTTATGTGATTTCGTTCAGTTCTGGTGTGCTTGTTGTGACTGACTGGAAGGTAAACAACACGCTCAAGAGTGACCGTTACCGCAAGACTATGTTTCAAAACGAGCTTGCACTGCTGAAAGAATCAGCATCAAAGCGTTACATCCTTTCTGACAATGGAACCATTTCGGAACCAATCAGGAACCAAAACGGAAACCAGCGGGAACCGCAGTATAGTGTAGTGAAGGATAGTGTAGAGAAGTGTAGGTTAGAACAGGAGAGCAACGCCGCTGCCGCGGCTGGCGAGCCTGATACTCCCCCGGCGGATATTTTCACAACCTTTGCCGATGGTGACGGTGAACTGCTACAAGCCCTTCAGGACTATGACCGTATGCGCAAAGAAAAGCGCAAGAGCCTAACCGATACCATGCGGCGCAGCTTGTGCCAGCAGCTGGATGAAGAATTTCACCGCTGTGAATGGACAGAGGTGGTCAAGCAGGCCACGCGGCAGGGCTGGCTGAAATTTTACCCGCTGGATAAGGACAAGCCACCCAGCACCGTGCCAGAGTTTGAAAGCGCTGGCGACCAGATCAGCCGAATAATCGAAAATCTCAAGCGAAAGAATGGAGCGTGATACAAAATGACCCTTGAAAAGGTAAAAGAACTGATGCAGACCCGCATGGACTACTTCGAGCAGCACCTTTCTGATGAAACTATAACCGCTCAGCTGAAAGCCTACACGGCCAATCTGGGCACTGTGCCGGATGATATTGCCGAAGCAGCTTTCTATGCTGCACTGGGTAATTGCCGCTATCCGAAACAGTTCCTTGCTGACTGGCAGGAAGCTGTGCGGGACATCCAGCTTGACGCGCTGCCGTCCCCGGAACAGATGTGGGTAAGCACTCTGGCAGCGGCCAAACGGATTGACAGCGAGCTAGAGTGCGCCCGGAACGGTGGAAATCTGGACGAAGAAAACAGCCGGGAAAAATGCCTTGCGCGGGCATGGGATGTATTTAACGCTCTGCCGGAAGCTGTGCGCAAGCTCTACGGCAATCCGTCCGCAATGCGCAGTTTGCTTGCATCCCGTGATACCAGCGTGAGCGAGATGAATCGCATCTATCGCCCGGCATTCATGCAGGCAATTAAAAAAGCCCCGGCAAAAGCCCTGCAGACCCCAAAGGCAGCGCCCCAGCTGACGCAGGGCACCCAGCCTGCCGCCCAGATCAGCGACAGCAGCAAGAGCGCGTGAGGGGGTGACACCATGAACGAGAACATAGACCGCACCGGCTATATCGCCGCAATCACCAAGCTGCTGGAGCGCGCAGATTTGCGCAAACTGCGCCTGATCTGGGTTTATGTGGAGCGCATGACCCGCACCAACTAAGCCGACCCGCTCAAAATGGAGCGAGTTTAATAAATTTTGTTTCGCCAGTAGTGGCGAAGAAAGGATTTTACCATGAAGGCAATTTACAACGACAATCTGACCATCGAAACCCGTGACGACGCCAGCGAGCGCAATCTGCGCGAGTGCCGGGCAATGCAGGAAGCCGTAGAGGGCAAGGCTCTTGTTATCGGCGGCGGTATCACTCCCATCAAGCAGAATGACCCCTTGCATGACGGTGTGAGCCTGTGGCTTGCCGAAGACCCCACGGAGAACGCGGAAATCAAGCTGGACATCATCCCGGCTATGATGGACGGCTTCCCCATTGTCAAGATCAACTGCGCACCGGCTTGCCCGGATGACGAGGAAGAAGCGCCCAGCGCCCCGACGGATGAAGTCGGCCAGCCTGCGCCCAGTGTGGCGCCTTGCAGCGTTGACATTCTCAGCATTTCTTTGGGCGAAGAAGGTTTGCTCATCATCCCGCGTGAAGTCCGTATGCAGTGTGAACCGCTGGTTAATGCAGCGAATGCCCTGATGAACGCTCTGAATGACCTGCCCGTCAGCACCGTGGATAAAAACACCATTGCGCTGCTGGCCGCTGATCTGATGGCGCAGGCAGAGCAGGAAGGTGTGAAGAACGGCGTTGAAGCCTATACGGATTTCACCCACGACATGACCCCGGGGAAGTTTGCAAAACTCGTGAAGTCTGTCAAAGACGCTTTCATGCCGTCCTGATTAAGACCGCCGACAAACAGAAAGCCGCCTTTCCCTGCGCCAACAGGGAGGGGCGGCAAATGGCGGGACAACGCATTGCAGTAATGTTTCCCGCCCTCATTTTATCAGAAAGAAGAGGGATTTTCAATGTTTGGTTACACCGCTTATCAATTTTCTGTCGTGGGCCCGTTCGCCCTGGTCTGTTTCCTCGGTGCCGCTGTGATGTGGTTCAGCGGCAATCTGTGAGGGGATGTGACAGTATGAGCCTGAATGATGTAGATTATGGTCAGTTGGCCGGAGCTGTAGAGCACATTCAAAATCTGCTGACGATTTTTGAAGAATGGTTTGAAGAAAGCCACAAAGCGAATGACCTTGACCGAAGCCACACAAGAGACGAGATCGCGTTTCTGTGGGAAGCTTCTCCTCGGTATAATTCGCTCCTAGGTGCTGCTATGTGCGATATTACAGGTTTGAAAGACCAGCTCGACGAGCTGACGGACAAACAGATTGCAGCTATGGAAGCTGCGCGCAAGTAATCGAATGGAGGTAACATCATGGAAGCAACTATTAAGGCCTTGAAAGCCAGAGCGAACGCCCACAACCTTGCTGTGTATGTAGATAAGCACACGGATTCTTTCTATATCGCAGATCGCGCAACTAATACCGTGATCGCCCCGCCGCCGATGAACCTTGAAACCGTAGCGGCATGGCTGGACGACTACGAGAAAGAAGAAGCCGAAGAATGACATTGCAAGGTAAAATTCTTGCAGTTAAGTCCTCTTTATGGTACAATATGAGCGTAGTACAGACGCTCTTTCAGACCATTACAAAGAGTAAATTTTAACGGTGGTGCGTTGAGTACATAGCGCCACCCCCACCCCTGAGAGCGTATGACGGCCCAGCAAGCCGCTGTGCGCTCTTTTTATTTGCCGGAGGTCATTCTATACCATGACGAAAACGAAGCTCAAGAAATGCCCTATCTGTGGGGCTGTGATGTGGCATTTTTCCAATGAAAGCCGCTGCCTTGAATGTGCAGCATGGGAAGCCCAGGACGAAAAGGAACGGGCCCGCGTCCGTACTCTGGCATGGGCCGCATACCATGCGGAACACGGTGAACCGCTGTCATTGGGCGAAGCTGCCGCAATGGCTAACGCTCTGGGCATGAGCTACGGCGCATACAGTTTACAGTTGTCCCAGCAGAAACACAATGTGGCAATAAAGTGACATTACATAGCATTATATTTGCATTTTACAACGCAATGTGGTATACTGAGCATAGCAGGCGGCTTATAGCGCCGTCCGGCTCCTGACTGCTCTTTGCTGCACGGTCTGGCTGTGGGTGTGCCATGACCCACGATCAGAGCGCCCAGCATTGCAGGAGCGGACACACCCCTTGCACCGGACTTTTCCTTTCCCCGGTGCACCATGCGCGGCATAAGGTTTGCCGCCTGCTGCTTTTTACGTCTACTCATACGGAAAATGAGGTGCTATCAATGGAAAATCCCAACCCTACCCCCAGCGCCGCCCAGCAGGCCGAAAATAACGGCTCTGAGCGGATGTTTACCCAATCCGAACTAAATACCATCGTTGCAGATCGGCTTGCCCGTGAGCGCTCCAAGAGTGCCGAGCGCGTGGGCGACCTTGACGCACGAGAAAAAGACCTGAAAGCCCGCGAGGAAGCGTTGGAAGCCAAAAGTCAGCGCTTCAACCAGTGGGAAGCCCGGGAAGCCTGCAAGCAGTATCTGGTTGATAATCATATCAGCACGGCACTGCTGGATAAGCTGGACACCAGCGACCCGGAAGCGTTCAAGACCGCTGTAAAGGCGGTGCAGAGCGTCACCGATGGCGGCTATACTGTCACCACGACCACCACCGGCGCAAAGGTGGACAACCCGCCCACCTGGCTTTCTCAGGGTAAAGACAAAGACGCTGAGTTGAAGCGAGCTTTCGGTCTGAACAACTGAAAGAGGATCTATAAATGGCTATTGAGTTAGCAACCCAGTTCCAGGCATATACAGACGAACAGTTTTACTCCGAGAGCAAGACCAGCCTTGTGACCAACAAGGATTTCAATTTTGACGGCGCAAAGACCATCAAGCTGTATAAGGTCAAGTCCACCGAGATGGAGGACTTCAACCGCAACGGCCCCATTCTCGAGGGGAACAAGTCTCAGTATGGCACGATCAGCACCCTGCAGGCCACCACCGAGACATTCACGATCAACAAAGATCGTTCGTTCACTTTCGAGGTGGACAAGATGGACACGGACGAAACCAAGATGCAGGTTGCAGCCGCCAGCGCTCTGGCACGCCAGCAGCGTGAGAAGGTGTTCCCGGAGATTGACTCCTATGTTTACAGCGTGATGGCAGAAAATGCAGGCATTAAGCCGGAAGCCGCAGCCCTGACCGCTGAAAACATCTATACGCAGATCATCACGGCAAATGCACAGATGGATGACGCAGAAGTGCCCGCATCTGATCGCGTGCTCATTCTGACCCCGACCGCCTACACGCTCCTGAAGCAGTCCAAGGCCACCTTTGACAATCAGGACATCGGTGCAGAACTGCGCAAGAAGGGCGTTATTGCCCAGCTGGACGGCCTGAACGTGGTCAAGATCGCGTCTAACCGCCTGCCCGCGAAGTTTGGCTTCATGATCGCGCATCCCGTGGCTACCGTGGCCCCGGTCAAACTGGCAGAGTACAAGATTCACCTTGACCCGCCTTTCCTGTCCGGCAGTCTGGTGGAGGGCCGTATTTACTACGACTGCTTTGTTCTGGAAAACAAGGCAAAGGCTATCTATTATCAGGCAATCGCCTGATATGGCATCATCTGGGCGCATGGGGCAACCTGTGCGCCCTTTTTGCATCGAGGTGAGTATATTTGAAGATCAAACTTTCAACTCCCGCAGAGGTACGCCGCACGCTGTCCAAGATCGCAAACATGCTGTTGAATAACGAGATCGACCCGCAGCGGGCAACAGCTATCACAAATTGCTGCAACTCCGTTCTGAACTGCATCCGCATTGACGAACAGCAGAAGAAGCTGGCAGAGCTGGAAAAGCTGCTGGACGAGGTGGAAGCGAATGGAGCTTGACCGACTGGAAAAGCGCATCCGGGCACTACAGGCCCGGAAAGCAGCCAGAGCTGCCACGTTTGAGCGCGTGCAGGGTATTGACCCGACCGAGCACGAAGCAGCTGTGTACCACGCTATCCACGCGGATATAGAAGCCGATGCACACACCTATTACAATCTTCCCGGTGGCCGTGGCTCCTGCAAATCGTCCTTTGTGTCGTTGGAGATCGTGGACGGCATCCAGAAAGACCCCACAGGCACCGGCTCTGCTGTGGTGTTCCGGCGGTGGGGCAGTACCTTGAGGGAGTCCGTGTTTGCACAAATCCAGTGGGCTATTGACGCGCTGGGCGTGTCTGACCTGTGGAGCTGCACCGTGTCACCCATGCGCTGCACCTACCTGCCCACCGGCGCACAGATCATCTTTCGAGGGCTGGACGATAACAGCAAGATCAAGAGTATCAAGCCTGCAAAAGGCTTTTTCCGGTGGGTATGGTTCGAGGAATTTTCCGAGCTGCCCGGAGAAAACTTTGTCCGCAGCGTGATGCAGTCCGTGGGCCGTGGCGGTAAGCCTGTGGTGTTCCGCAGCTTCAACCCGCCTGTGTCCCTGAATAACTGGGCAAATAAGTTCATCCAGCAGCCCAACGAGGAAGCATTGACCCTGCACACGGATTACACCCAGGTGCCGCCTGAATGGCTGGGAGAGGTGTTTCTGAACGAAGCCCAGCGCATCCAGAGCCTAAACCCGAAGGTGTACGATCATGAGTATCTGGGCATCCCTACCGGCAGCGGCGGCGAGGTATTCACCACGCTGGAAGTGCGAGAGATCGCAGACGAAGAGCTTGCAATGCAGTGTTACCGCTATGTTGGTGTTGATTTCGGCTTTGCGTCTGACCCTGCTGCTGTTGTGGTGCTGTACTACGACCGCAGCACCGAAACCATCTATTTTGCAGATGAAATTTACAAGCGCGGCCTGTCAAATGAAGCCCTTGCCGCCGAGATCAGGGCGCACGGCCTTGACCATATGGGCGAAAGCAGGAAAAACCCCATCACAGGCGCAGAAACGGCCCCGGAACAGGTTATTTATTGCGACTGCGCCGAACCCAAGAGCATCATGGACTTGCGTACATACGGCTTGCAGGCCCGGCCCTGTACCAAGCGCCCCGGCTGTGTGAACTACCGCATCAAGTGGCTGCAAAAGCGGACGCTTGTAGTTGACCCCCGGCGCACGCCCAACATCTACCGTGAGTTTTCACAATATGAGTACGACACGGACAAGGACGGCAATTTTCTGCCCAGTGTGCCAGACGCGGAGAACCATACAATAGACAGCGTTGCATACAGCCTTGACCGTCTTATTTTCAACAAGAACGAAGGAGCGTAAAATCATGCTGGAAATGCATCTGACCTGCCCGAACTGTAAAAAGACTTTTGTTGTCTATGACTGGCAGCTATGGAGAGACAGCGAGGAAAACGAGAGCTTTCAATGCCCCTGCTGCCATACTGCCCCGGATGAAGAAGCCTGTTACCGCCTGAAAGATGGTTTTTTGGAGCTGTGCGACGTTGACCGGCATTGGAACCACGACAAAGAGAGCGCACCGCTGCCGCCTGAAAAACAGAGCTGGCATATCGAGGTAAAGCCGGGTTGA